CAAATAGTGTAAAAGTATTTGATGATACAAAAGTTTCTGGTATATCACCAAGCAAGTACTCGATTAGTCCACTTGTTCAAACTGGATTCTTGTCAAAACTTTCAGTATCAAGTATTCCAGAAAATGAAATATTCTACGAAGAGTTTGGTGCAATTATGAGAGAGTGTGCATATTTTAATGTTAAATTTGATAAAGCATATCCAGCACTGACATCATTAATTTCTCCAGTTCCAGCATCATTAGGCGGATATCTAATTGCTGGATACACATCTACTCCCTATCGTGCAGAGTTTTTGATTTTTAACACCACAGACTTTGTTTTAGACTTAGGAGCAAACAAAGATTATTTAGATAATGTTAGCATTACAGGAATTACTTTTACTCAAGAATCAGCAAGAGACCTAACGGTAGACGAGTTCTTAACAGATAAAAGCAATTACTCACAACAGGTAAGTTACAATCCAACTGAATACAAAAATAAATATACAGACATTAAAAATAACAGATTGCTTTATGGAGCAAAATCTTTTGTTATAGATTCTCCATATATTCAAAGCACGGATTTGGCAGAAAATTTGATGAACTTTGTAATTAATAGAGTATCAAAACCTAGAAAAGCAGTTGGAGTTAAAACATTTGGTATGCCAATTATTCAATTGGGAGATATTGTTTCAATTTCATATGATACAACAAAGACACTACCAAATACAGTAAGTGGAAATAACTTTGTAGTTTATGCATCTGAGTATCAGAGGGATTCCAATGGACCATCCACAGTGTTATACTTAAGTGAGGTTATATAATGTCAGATATTTACGGTCCACCGCAACCATGGTACGCAAGGCACACTAGACCAACAACACATGGTTTGGCAAGACCTGCAATCCCATTTAAGAAAGAAACAGGAAACTATGATTTATCTGGTCTTGGCAGCAAAGGCGGCACAATTGTAAAGCCAGCAAATGTAAACAATTTTGTTGAAAACGTATTAGAATCGAAGGCAGACCTGAGCATTGACGAAAGACTAGCATTCATGGCTTTAACTGGTAATGAAATTATAGAAGTCTCAAGAAATTTTGATATGTCTAATAATTCATTAAGTTTAAATAAAAACGTGGCTGATTCAAATGTTGTCGTAAACTCATCAAGCCCAACCCAACTTATTAAAATGCCAAATAGCAATAATGATTACACAAATAATTTGACAAAAACAACGGAAAGCACACAGGTTACTATAAACCAAACTACTGGAACGTCAACCATTACTGCACCAGCAAGCACGGTATCTAGCAATACAGCGACAACAAATACTACCGCTACAACAACTACCACTACGAATCAAATAAAGGTTGAGGTTAGTTCACCTGCAACAACAGTTACTCAAAATACCACGCCAACCTTTAAATTAGTGTCTTTTACCCCTACCAGTGCTAAAAAGGGGACAAAACTAACAGTAACACATGAAAAATGTAATGTTTCTTCTAGAAACGTAAAAGTTGGTCCAGTAAATACTCTTGCATCAAACATGAAAACCACTACTTTTAACATAACTGTTCCAAACTCTGCATCATTGGTAGTTGGTCAACAATACGACATATCAATAACAATAGGTGGGGTGACCGTAAAAGCCCCAACAAAACTTACAATATTGGCATAATCAAACTCATAGCCATTATGATACAATTGTATAGGAGAACATTATGATTACAAATACAGGAAAACAGATTATAGGTAGATACTTAGTTGGACTAACTGACACCTATGCTTCACACCTAGTCATTGGCTGTGGGGCAAAACCCCTATCTAGTACCGAAGCATTTGATGATTATGCCACCAAAACATCTCTAGATTTCGAGATGATTAGGGTTCCAATTATATCTAGAAATATTGTTACTGAGTCTGGAATTACAAAGGTAATTTTTACAGCCGAACTTCCAACAACGGAAAGATATGCAATTACGGAGATTGGACTATATCCATCTATTGCAAATCCAACAGCAGTTGGTTCTGACAGCAAACCATTGGCATTGTTTAATTTTGGAGAGACTTGGAAATATCACACATCTACTGGAACAATAACAGATGTTCCACAACAGATAGGTGTCATAACAGACACAAGCAACAATATAACAATAACAGATGATGCGTTTTTTACAACATCAGAGAATGCACTTTTTGAAAATGTAAACAATACAGCAAGAATTGCAAGACAAGAACAGCCAAGGTATTTGAGTAGCGTCCTAATGATGAGAGGAGACACATCATCTCTAACAGTTAGTGGAAATGATTTATCCGTTTCTTCTGGAAACCATATTCATTTAGAGGTTACAGACCTTGGATTGGGTCAGAATTCATCAGATGATGAAATTAGATTAGCATTTTCTGTTGTAAATAAAGATGGAACAGGGAGTACAGATGTGCCAAGCAACGTAAAAATTCTAACACAATTTGCAACTACCGATGGTGCAAGTCCAGAGTATGCAAGTTTTGTAGTTAATTTAAATAACGGTACTGCAATTAATACTCAAACTCCTACTGGCACAACCAATATTACAATTACCACTGCAAATGCACACAACATTTCCGTGGGACAGGAAGTTGTTATTTCTGGAATTACCCCATCCGATTATAACGGAACCTGGACAGCACAAACTGGAACTACTGGTTCTACACTTGTTGTAAATATCGGCAGCAATCCTGGTGCCATCACCGTTGGGGGAAGAGTTACAAGTAGCACACAGCATAATTTTTCAGATAATAGGTATGTCGTTGTAAGTAAAACAATTGGTTCCTTATACAAAACTTCATCTAGTTTTTCTTGGTCAGATGTGAAATACATAAAGGTATTTGTTGACGTAGAGGATACCATTGGAAGTGCTGCAGCATCAGACTTCTACATAGCATTAGATGCTATGAGACTAGAAAATGTATCATCTTTCAACAACAAATATGGACTTACAGCATACACAGTTGTAAAATCATCCGATTCATTACCGATTGTTAAATCAAATAATACAAAAAACTTTATAGAATTTAAGTATGTAGTGGATGTGTTGTAATGTCAGAAGATATATTAAAAGCGACTTTTAATCCAGTAAATGAATCTACAGCCACAATTCAAGATTCAACTTCCGATATTGTGTATTTGGTTAGATATACTGTTACGTCAGAAACTGGTGAGATTTTGGCTCCGTGGTCACAAATAAATGAAATTAATCAGCAAAGTGCTTCGCTGTTATTAAACGGTTTTGTACCAGAGTACTCTGTAAGTTCCGTAGAATCTGGTGGAGAAGGAATTAATATTAAATGGACAGTCCCAGACTCTTTTTCAGTATCAAAGTTTGACATATACTTTGCATGGTCTTGGGATTCTAATATATCTACAGCAACATTTACAGATTTTGAATATGCAGATACGGTATCAGCAAATTCATACTACATGAAAATACCCCTACAATCTAGTATAAAAGCCAAATTTGTTAAATTTGCAGTTCAAATACCAACACGAACAAAGATTATTAATACTAATGCACTTATTTTGCAGTCATCTGCAAAAAGCACCCTACCAATTCTTGACTCTGGGACAATAGTTTAGTGGTATAATATAATTATGACTATTCCAAACATTTCAACAAACTCTCTGGTTGACCAGACACAATTAAATCAAATTATTGATACAGTAAATGGTATATCCAGTAAATTTGCAAATACAATATCTCCAATATATAATTCCACTACAAAACAGATAGTTAATTCGTATATGGGAACTTTTGCAGTAGCAACAAACAGACTAGAGGTAAACGACCATAACCTGACTGCTGGAGTAAGCACAAAATCTCTATCTATATCTTTTGGAAAAACCTTTCTTGCAGCACCATTAGTATTTGCATCAGTATCACAACTACTCGTTGATGGTGGTGGTGGAACCCTAACTAGCACAGTACCATCAGTTATTGTTACAAATACAAACACAAGTGGTTGCACAATAACAGTTAGCATATATAATCCAACAACCAATACCAGCAAAAACTTTCCATATGCTATTTCAATTATGGCTGTTGGGCTAACCCAACTATAACCATGGCTGCTCTAACAATGGAACAGTATAACGCTGCCCCTGTAATTCCAGGGAATAAAAAAGTATGGTTTCTAAATGGTAGTCTAGTCCGTGTCTACCACATGAATAATTCTAATGGCATAATGTCTGTTTATAATATTACACTTGACAGAATTGAAAGTTGTTTAATTAGTGATTTTAAGAAAAATAGGGAAAGAGCCTACACGGTAGGACAGACCGCAGAACTCGTAAATAGGCATAAAAAATATATGCCACAATTAATGCTAAAAGGTATTATTCCCTTCCCTATGGGGTCACAGAAGGGCGGAGAGAGGGGCTGGCAGGTTCGTTCCTACTACTCCGAATCACAGGTCAGGGAAATTCGTGATATACTGGCTTCCTACCACCACGGTAGACCAAGAAAAGATAAACTAATAACCAATGATGTAACGCCTACAAAGCAAGAGTTGACAAGGCGTATGGGAGATGGTATACTGGTTTATACAAAGACCGAAGATGGCAGATTTGTGCCTATTTGGAATGAATCTATTTAGTTCTTGAAAGGAACACAGGGTATGAATAATGATGAGACTAAAGTTACAGTAGGACTAGGCTATACGCTTAATCTAGGTAACTTCCAATCATTGCGTATTGACCTATCTATCACAGATAACAAGCGTAATGGCGAAACAACTGGCGAAGCCTTTGAGCGTGTATATGCGTTTGTTGAGCAAAGATTGTCTGAAAAGGTACAAGAAGCGGTAGAAGAGAGTGACAATAAGTAATGGCTGACCGCAAAGACCGTATGGCTTTGCTTAGTCGTTACAGTAAGTTGCACACTGCTAAATACGAAGAAAAGCCTTCTCTAAATTTAAACGTAGAACAATGGGCTGCAGATGCCCTAATTGAATCCTACGGCATGGCTGAATGCTATGACCTATTACAATATTATTTTGATGTATCGGAAAACCCATCGTGGAAATATTTTGCAAACTATGCAGACCACATTGCCTATAAGCGTAAGCAAGTAGCAGAAGACCTAAAAGAACGTGCAGAACGTAGACAGAAAGCGAAAGAGTGGCTAAATGAGTAACACAGAATCAAAACTAATCTCTGCTGTATTGGCAGACAAACAAGTTCATGTTTTGCTACAAGCAAATGTTGACAATATACTTCGTACCCACAATGACATTTGGACATTTATTCGCAACTATTCGGAGAACAATGGAACTGTTCCGCCAATGTCTTTGGTGCTGGATAAGTTCCGTGACTTTGCTCCAATCGAGGGTATTGGTGCCACCAAATATCACCTAGAAGAACTACAGGCAGAATATCTGAACGATAGTCTAAAGGATATTCTTCGCAACACCGCCACCGAAGTTCAAGCAGGTCAGGGTGCTAAGGCACTAGAAGATATTATTCAAAAGACATCAGAACTAAAAAAGAATACAGCAATCATCCGTGACATCGATGCCACTGACATTGATTCTGCTGTTGCATACTTTGAGAACCTTGCTCGCCAGAATGAGTTGGGTGCCATCGGTATTAAGACTGGACTTCCTGGGTTTGACAACTATCTACCTGCTGGAATTACTCCAGGACAATTGGGTGTGTTCCTTGCTTATCCAGGAATTGGTAAGTCTTGGTTTGCTCTTTATATGGCTGTTCAGGCATGGAGACAGGGTAGGTCACCACTAATTATCTCACTTGAAATGTCAGAGACAGAAGTTCGTAACCGTGTCTTTGCTATCATGGGTGATGGTCTTTGGTCACATCGTAAGTTATCTAATGGTCAAGTAGAGATTGATGACCTAAAGCGTTGGCATTCCAAAGAACTTGTTGGCAAGCCAGAATTTCACATCATCTCTAACGATAATGGTGGGGAAGTTACACCATCAGTTATTCGTGGTAAGATTGACCAGTATAAACCAGACCTAGTAATCGTAGACTATCTACAGTTGATGTCACCTAATCAGAAGTCTGACAATGAAACTGTTCGTATGAAGAATCTTTCTCGTGAACTTAAGTTGATGGCTATTTCAGAAGAGATTCCAATTATCGCTATCTCGTCTGCTACACCAGATGACGTTACCAAACTAGATACTGTTCCAACACTTGGTCAAACAGCATGGTCACGTCAGATTGCCTACGATGCTGACTGGGTGTTGGCTCTAGGACGTGCTACAAATTCAGACATCCTTGAATGCGTATTCCGTAAGAACCGTAATGGCTTTATGGGCGAATTCTTGGTTCAGGTTGATTTTGATAAGGGCTACTATCGTTATAAGGATTTTGAAGATAACCAGTTATAATGGAGTGTGGAGAACTTATATCATAAGCCAATTAAGCATTTTACATTTGATGGCATCATCAAAAATGATTCTGCTATTGGAAGACTCCGCCAGGAATTAGTTAGATTAAAATCAATTGAAATGTGTGAACTGGGCTATGTTCCAAGACTTGACATAGACCCCCAGTTTACGATAAAATATAATAGTGAAAAAGATTATTACGAATTTACATTAACAGTATACGGAACATTTGTAGGAAAGACAAAAGCATTATGGACATTAGGAATAGACGGAACAGCACTGGTTCCTACTCTAAAGAACAAATTAAGCGAGTTATCGCAGGGTCAGGCATCACGATTGAATCAGAAGTAGATTCTGACTACATTATCTTTTGCCCATTTCACAATAACTACCGTTCACCTGCTGGAGAAATTGACAAAACATCTGGACTATTCTTTTGTTTCTCATGTCAGCATGTCTGTGACCTACCAAGTTTGATTATGCATACATCTGGTCGTACCTATTTTGAAGCGGTACGATACATCAAATCTAAAGAAACAGATATAGACCTATCATTCCAAATCAATCAGGCATTGGTTACTAAACCAGATTATGTTCCGTATGATGAATTGCAGATTAAAAGATTAAATCAGCAAGCATTAGAATCACCAAGAGCAATCAGATATTATGATGGCAGATTGATTACAGAAGAATCTATAAAGAAATTTTTGCTTGGCTATTCTGAAAAACAAGATATGGTAACTATCCCTGTGCATTCGCCAGATGGAATTCTTGTTGGCTTTGTTGGTCGTTCTGTTGAGGGCAAAGAGTTTAAGAATACTCCAGGACTTCCAAAAGCAAAAACTTTATTCAACCTACATCGTGTCAAGACTGCTGGAAAAGTCTATGTAGTTGAATCATCATTTGATGCTATCCGTTTAGACCAATGCGGTTTTCCTGCGGTAGCAACACTGGGTGCAAATGTATCCAATTTCCAAACAGACCTACTGCAAAAGTATTTCAATGACATAGTTGTTATTGCTGATAATGATGCGGCTGGCGGTAACATGAAAGATAAGATAATTGAACGTCTTGGCAATCGTGTATCCGTTTTACAACTAAATAAAGAATATAAGGATATTGGCGATATGTCTGATGAATCAATTAAGAATATTGATGAATCATTTGACAAAACTATCGCAAGTATGCTAAACTAATATACCGAGAATAAAAGGAGAAATAATGAGTATAATCAAGGGGCTAAAAAATATCGGAGACATTATCGATAAGCCAAAATACGAAAGTACAGGACAGAAAGTTCGTTGGGTAAAACTAGCGGATGGACAGTCTGCAAAAATCCGTTTTGTTGAAGAACTGGACACAGATTCAGCAAACTACAGTGAAGACCGTGGACTATCCGTGGTCATCGCAGAACACACTAATCCAAAGGACTACAAGCGTAAGGCTGTATGTACTGTTGATTCGGAAGGTCGTTGCTACGGCTGCGAGATGGCTCGTAAAGAGCCAAAGTCTGGCTGGCGTTCACGTCTTCGTTTCTACTGCAATGTCATTATTGACGATGGCACCGAAGCACCTTATGTGGCTGTATGGTCGCAGGGTATTTCAAAGCAGTCCGCATTCAACACTATTCGTGAGTATGCACTAGAGACTGGTTCAATCTCTAATCTTGAGTGGAAGATTAAGCGTAATGGTCAGGGAACTGAAACCAGTTACACATTGCTTCCAACCAAGCCAGACACGGAGCCTTACAAGTGGGATGGCGTAGAGCCTTTCAATCTTGAAAAGGTTGTTCGTGAAGTTCCATATGCAGAGCAGGAGAATTTTTACTTCGGCTTTGATGCACCATCTGTTACATCAAGTAACATCGACTGGTAATTAATTGTGATGGGGGTAGATGATTCGTTCTCTGCCCCCATTGCCCTAATCTTTAAGGAAATAATATATGAGTTATGTTGGACTGCACGTTCACACTCACTATTCGCTATTTGATGGCATAGCGACACCACAAGAATATGTGGATAGAGCAATCGAAATTGGAATGCCAGCCATCGCAATAACTGACCACGGCTCACTATCTGGGCACCGTGAAATGTATCGTACCGCTATTGAAAAGGGTATCAAGCCAATTCTTGGCATTGAAGGATATATCGCACAAGACCGCTTTGACCAAAGAGATAAAGCAGAACGTGAAGATACCCCCCTAGACCCAGTTTACAATCACTTAATTATCTTAGCCAAAGATGAGCAAGGTTTGGAAAATCTAAACAAACTTAATGAGATTGCTTGGACCGAAGGATTCTATAAGAAGCCTCGTATGGATTGGGCTTCGCTAGAGAAATATAAAGAAGGACTTATTATTACTTCTGGATGTCTGTCTGGTTATCTTGCTAAAGCAATTGAAGCAGATGACCTTGCTAATGCCAAAGAGCATTTGCAGTGGGCTAAAGAAACTTTTGGTGATGACTACTACATTGAAGTTATGCCACACAATCCACCAGAGATTAACAAAACCATTCTTGCTCTTGCTGATGAGTTTGGGATTAAACCTATCGTTACCCCTGACTGCCACCATGCAGGTCCAGAACAGCGTGAGATTCAGGAACTCAAACTAATTCTAAACACTTACTCTAACAAGATTGAGAAAGATGCTACCTTTGCTGGTAGTCAAAAATATGACAATCTAATGGATAAGTTGGATTATCTATATGGTGCTGACCGCCAGATTACATTTAGAGATTATGAAATTCACTTGTTATCTGATGAAGAGATGCATAGGCATATGGAATGGCAGGGTATCGTAAGACAAGATATGTATGACAATACTATTGAGATTATGAACAAGGTAGGCGATTACAATATCAAAGACCACCTTGACCTACTACCAGCACAATATACCAACCCAGACCAAGAACTTTATGACTTGGCAATGGAAGGACTTGATGCTCGTGGTGTAGGTGCTGACCCTACATATCATACAAGAGTTGAAGAAGAACTTCAAATTATCAAGGATAAAAACTTTGCTCCTTACTTCCTAGTTGTTCGTAACATGATTAACTGGGCTAAGAAAGAAGGCATTATGGTTGGTCCAGGTCGTGGTTCTGCTGCAGGTTCGCTAGTCTGTTATGCATTAGGTATCACTGACGTTGACCCTATTCAGCATGGTTTGCTATTCTTCCGTTTCATCAATCCAGAACGTAATGACTTTCCAGATATTGATACAGATATTCAGGATTCAAGACGTGAAGAAGTGAAGGATTATTTGGTTCGCCAATATCGTCACGTTGCTTCTATTGCTACATTCCTTGAGTTCAAGGGTAAGGGTATGGTTCGTGACATTGCTCGTGTTCTAAATATTCCATTGCCAGATGTTAATAAAGTTCTTAAACTTGTTGATGACTGGGATGATTATCTAAACTCTAAATCAACTGCAGAGTTCCGTGAAAAGTATCCAGAGATTGAACTTTATGGAGAACAGTTGCGTGGTCGTATCCGTGGTACTGGTATTCACGCTGCTGGTGTGGTAACTGCTAAAGAACCTATCTTTAAGTATGCACCACTTGAAACTAGAACAACTCCAGGTAGCAAGGAACGTATTCCAGTAGTAGCAGTAGATATGGAAGAAGCAGAACGTATTGGTCTAATTAAGATTGATGCTCTGGGTCTAAAGACCCTATCTGTTATCCAAGATACGCTGGCTATCATCAAGGAACGTTCTGGGGAAGATATTGACCTACACAAGATTTCTATGGACGATGCAAATGTTTATCGCATGCTTTCTGACGGATTTACTAAAGGTGTATTCCAATGTGAAGCCACACCATATACCAACCTACTTGTGAAGATGGGTATTAAAAACTTTAATGAGTTGGCTGCTTCTAACGCTTTGGTTCGCCCAGGTGCTATGAATACCATTGGTAAAGATTATGTTGCTCGTAAGCATGGTAAGCAAAACATTGATTACAAACACCAAGTGCTAAAAGCATTCACAGAAGAAACTTATGGATGTATTCTATATCAGGAACAAGTTATGCTTGCCTGTGTAGAACTTGGCGGTATGACAATGGCAGAAGCGGATAAGGTTCGTAAGATTATTGGTAAGAAGAAAGATGCCAAAGAGTTCAAAGTCTTCCAAGACAAATTCGTTGCTGGTGCTTCTCGCTACCTATCTCCAAACATGGCAGAAGACCTCTGGCATGACTTTGAAGCACACGCTGGTTATTCGTTCAACAAGTCTCACGCTGTGGCTTACTCAACGGTATCGTATTGGACAGCATGGCTAAAGTATCATTATCCAATTGAGTTTATGTATTCATTGCTCAAGAATGAAAGCGATAAAGATGCTCGCACCGAATACCTAATTGAGGCAAAGCGTATGGGTATTCCTGTTCGTTTGCCACACATCAATGAATCAGATGTTGATTTCAAAATCGAGGGTAAAGGTATTCGCTTCGGACTATCATCTATTAAGTTTATTAGTGATAACATTGCCAATAAGTATATTGCCGCTAGACCTTTTGCTTCCTACAAAGAATTAGAAGAGTTTACATTTGGTAAGGGTAATGGTGTCAATAGTCGTGCATTACAGGCTCTACGCCTTGTAGGAGCCGCTACGTTTGATGATAATCCTAGGAACGATGAAGAAGTTCGTCAGAACCTTTACGAGTATCTGAACTTGCCAGAGTTTAATACTTCTATTCCACAGCATTATCATGCGTTCATTAATGATGTAGAAGAATATGAGGAAACAGGTTCTTATATTCTTATGGGTATGGTCAAGAACATCAAGCGTGGTAAGGGTTGGTCAAGAGTAGAAATACTTGACAAGACTGGAAGTGTGGGCATCTTTGATGAAGAGAATTCAACAGTAGAAGCAGGTAGAACATATATCTTGTTGGCAAGTGATAACAGAATTGTTACAGCAGTGCCAGCAGATGAAGTAAAGGGTAATCCATCTGCTCTGATTAAGATTCTAAACTTCCGTCAGTTGCCATACAAAGATGATGAATTATTTGTAGTAGCATTCAAGTCTAGGGTAACTAAGGCTGGAAAGAAGATGGGGTCGCTTGTATTGGCAGATGCTAACAGAGATTTCCATAGCGTAACTATCTTCCCAACTGCATTCCCTAAAGCGTATATGAAAATAGACGAGGGTAATGTATATAAATTTTCTTTGGGTAAGACCAAAGACGGAACAACTATAATGGAGGACGTGTTCAATGTTTGATGAAGTAGCAAAAGAACTGCACGAAACAGCAGTAGAAAAAGGTTTCTGGGGCATTGCCTATAACAATAAAGATAAAGAATCTTTGGATATCTTTATGACTAAACAACTAATGATGATTGTATCGGAAGCGGTTGAGGTCATGGAAGCAATTCGTAAGTCCAAGGGTCCAGAAGAAGTTGCAGATGAGATGGCTGACATTGTTATCCGTACACTTGACTTATATGCTGGTCTTCGTGAATTTGAATATGTCAATGGAACACTGGATGCCGCATTTGAAAAGAAAACAGGATTCAATAAATCTAGACCAGAAAAGCATGGGGTGAGATTCTAATGACAACACTTGAAGAAGCGATGGCACAACTAGACCCACGCATTCGTAAGCGTTTGACTACTGGTGTTGGATTTAAAACAGAGTATCAGGGTACACCAAGTTTTGGTCTCAATCGTGCTTTGAACGGTGGCTTACCTATGGGTAGACAGGTATTAATTTGGGGAAGCAAGTCTTCTGCAAAGTCTTCGCTATGCTTGCAGATGATTGCACAGGCACAGCAAGAGGGAAAACTGTGTGCTTGGATTGATGCAGAGATGTCATACTCCGAAGATTGGGCTAAAAGACTTGGGGTAGACACAGACCAATTAATCGTCTCACAGGCTCGTACAATCAATGAGATGGTGGATGTTGGAACTAACCTAATGAATGCTGGAGTAGACATTATTGTAGTTGATTCAATTACATCTCTGCTACCTGCTATCTATTTTGAAAAGGATACTGATGAACTCAAACAACTTGAAAACACAAAACAAATTGGTGCGGAGTCTAGGGATTTTAGTAACGCTTGGAAGATGCTTAATTATGCTAATAACAAAGTTAAGCCAACCCTTTTGGTACTTATCTCGCAATCTCGTAACAATATTTCTGCTATGTATACTAGCCAACAGCCTTCAGGCGGTCAGGCTACTAAATTTTATTCATCTACGGTTATCAAGTTATTCAGTTCCGAATCAGACAATCAAGCAATTAAAGGCAAGATTGCAGTTGGCGATAAACTCATTGAGGAAAAGGTTGGTAGGAAAATTCGTTGGGAAGTCCAGTTCTCCAAGACATCGCCAGCCTTCCAATCTGGAGAATACGATTTTTATTTCCGAGGTGATGTTGGCATTGACAGCATTGGCGATTTGGTTGATACTGCCGAAATGATGGGTATTGTAGAACGCACAGGGGCTTGGTACATCCTTCCAGATGGTACTAAGTTGCAGGGTAGAGACAAGTTTGTGGCTCGTGTTCGTGAAGACCTAGACCTACAAGATGATATCAAGGCTAAGGTTATGAATGGGTAAATATACAGTCTATCCAGGAAAGTTTCCTTGCCATACCTGCAAGGTAGAAGTTAAATCAGTTAGACTATATCCAGTAGAAAAACTGATAACCTGGATGTGTCCAGACAAACATCTTAATGAAGTTAGTCTGCAAACAAAAAAGAAGAAGAAGGACTATGACGGAGAGAAGTGAAAGCAAGCGTCTTGGGGCTAAACAGCACAAGAACTCTGGTAGGGGAACTCACAAGGGCGATGCATCTTGGGAGAACTTCACCGTTGATTTCAAAGAAGTGGGTAAGTCCTTTACTCTTAATAAAGAAGTCTGGGCTAAGGCAACCACAGATGCTATTCGCAACGGCAATGACCCTGCGATTGTGGTTGTCCTTGGCGAGGGCGGAATTAAAACAAGATTAGCAATCATTGAGTTGTCGCTACTTGACCAAATACTAGATGATAGTGTATAATAGAACTATAACATTAAGGAATTAAATGGAAACAATAGAACAACCGAAAACAACACTAGAGATGGTCAACGGTCTAACAGAGATTGCTGACTTTATGAATGATGAAGAACTAACTACAGCATTGACCTTTATTGCTAAGGTTATTCTTAAACCAGATGTTCCACTAAATGTTGCCACCGTGGAGATAGTCCGTCTGCAAGCAATTGCTGCAAAGATGTCACTAAAAGCCACATGGATGGTCAACGTAGAAAAAGGAGACAGGGCGAGAAAGAATATTTATTTCACTGCAGCCCAAGCCATTAATGACTTGGTATCAGCACTTAAATATATTACTCGCTAAATTATCATGGTAAAGAATTTATTAAGTCAGGTAATGGTTAAAAAGGTTGAGAGCAATCCCAATTCCAAACCATCATTTATTGACAGAGACGAACTAATTGCAAAGATTAATTCTGGCTACACCATCAATCGTGTAGATAAGTTTCAAACAAAGAAAACATTTGCCCCTAGCACAATTGCATTTTCTCATGGAGAATGTCCACGCTATTGGTATCTAGCATTTGAGGGTGCTGTATTTACAGATAACGCAGATGCTTATGGCGGTGCGAACATGACAGCAGGAACAAAATCGCATGAACGTATTCAGGAAGCAATGAAGAACGTTCCTGGACTTCTTGCTGATTCAGAATTTAAGATTACCTATAATGACCCACCGATTTTTGGATTTGGTGACGTTATGCTTAACTGGGAAGAGAAGCAACTATTAGGTGAGATTAAGACAATGCCACATGAGGCATTTGAGTATAGAAAAATTTCAGGTAAGCCAAAGGCTGGACACCTTGTTCAGTTATTGATTTACATGAAAATCCTAAACAAAAACAAATCAGTATTGATTTATGAAAACAAGAATAATCACGAATTGTTGATTTTTCCTATTGAATTAAATCAGTATATGTATGAGTGGGTAGAGAACGCTTTTGAATGGATGAGAACAGTTCGTAAGGCTTGGGAAGATAAAACCCTGCCAGAGAAAAACTATCGTTCTAATTCAAAGATTTGCAAGACTTGTCCTATCAAGGATGCTTGCAACATCGCAGGTTCTGGAGAGATTAAAATTAAATCTTTGGAGCCTTTAGATGAAAACCAAGCACTGTGAGTGGTGTGACAACCCATTTCAAACTAAGTTATCTTATCAAATATACTGTTCGCCAGAATGCAGACAACTAGCAACAAAAGAAAAAATTGCTGAAAAATATTTAAGAGATAAGATACAAAAGCGTGGAAATAAAATAAGACTATGTAAGACTTGTGGTAAAAAGTTATCCATGTACACAGACGAAACAATTTGTCAATCTTGCGAGGTAAATCCAGATGAGGTCAAAGACACTCTAAAAGAGATTAAGGATATCCTAAATGGTAAAATTAAATTTGACTAAGAAGCCTAAGCGTTTCTGTGCCATTGATGCAAGCACAAACAGTCTTGCCTTTGCCATCTATGAAGACAAGAAAATTATTGCTTGTGGCAAGATTAAATTTGAAGGCGTAACTACTTACGATAAGGTTATGGATGCTGCTAAGAAAACCAAAGCATTCTTTGATAAGTTTGATTTTGATACCATCATCATTGAACACACAGTATTTATGAACAGCCCTAAGACTGCTGCACAACTGGCTATGGTACAGGGAGCACTCCTTGGGGCTGCATCTATGTCTGGGGTAAAGAAGATTGGCTCCGTATCACCTATGACATGGCAAAACTTTATTGGTAATAAGAAACTAACCAAAGAAGAAAAACATGAGATTCAAAAAAAGAATCCAGGCAAATCAACTTCTTGGTTCAAAACTCAGGAACGAAATATTCGCAAACAAAGAACAATAAACTTTGTTAATATTAATTATGATAAACAATTGGAAGATGACGATGTGGCAGATGCCTGTGCCATTGGACATTGGGCATTGCACAATTGGGATAAGGCATTTGGGTATTGACAAAATGGCAAATAAGTTCTATACTAATGAGGCATGGTTACGCAAACGTTTCTGGATTGACAAGAAAAGTCCAGAAGATATAGCCAAAGAATGCGGTACCAGCGTTGAAACAATTTATGTATATTTAGCCAAATTCGGATTAAGGAAATCAAAGAGATGAAAAAAGTAAAAGCAACAAAGCCACAAACCACTAAATTTGCTAGAGAGTATGAACTGCAAGTTGGCAAGTTTATTGTCGCTAAAGGTGATATCATTAAAATAGACGGAGAACATGGCGGAAAGTTTAGATTTGAAAGTCTGACAACTAATACCGAAAATGGTAAAGTTTGGGTAGACTGCTTTGAGATACACAAGAAGTCTGTTGGTGCATTCCGTTCATTTACACCTGACAGGGTAAAACGTGTGCCAACGAAACGAGGAAAGAAAAATGTCGATTGAAGACCTAACGGTTGAACATCTCGATGAGATGAATAAAGTTGTAGAGAAGTATCTCCAAGGAGAAGACCCTACCAAGATTTCTAAAGAACTTGCACTACCAAGACAAAAGGTAGTTGCCCACATCAATCAGTGGCGTGTAATGGCTTCCGATAATGCTGCTATTCGTGCCAGGGCTAAGGAAGCCCTTGTAGGTGCAGACACACACTATAATAAACTAATCAGTAAAGCATATGAAGTTATTGATGATGCAACTACTGTTGCTAACTTGGGTGCTAAGACTGCTGCAATCAAACTTGTTATGGATATTGAAAGCAAGCGTATTGATATGCTACAAAAGGCTGGCTTACTTGAGAACAAAGAACTGGCAGAAGAGATGCTGGAGATTGAACGCAGACAGGATATCCTTGTTGGTATTCTTAGAGATATTGCAAGTGAGTATCCGCAAATTCGTGATGAGATTATGCGTAGACTTTCGCAGGTATCTAGAGAACAGGAAGTGATTACCATTGTCCACGATGTTCAATGATTTCTTTGAAGTTCTAAAAAGTAATGTATTTGCAGAGAATCCAGTAGATGTAAAAACATTTGTTGAAGGTGAAGACTATCTCGGTCAGCCACAACTATCTCAAATACAATACGACATTGTTGAGGCTATGTCTCAAATCTATAGAATTGAAGAAGTTATTGAATTGCTTGGGGAAGAGGAAGGTCGCAGGTATTACAATAAATATACAAAGAATGAAGTAATCCTACAACTTGGTAAGGGTTCTGGCAAGGACTTTGTTTCTACTGTTGCTTGTTGCTATATCGTTTATAAATTACTTTGTCTTAAAGACCCTGCTCGCTATTTCGGTAAGCCATCTGGAGATGCTATCGATATTATAAATATCGCTATCAACGCACAACAGGCTAAGAACGTTTTCTTTAAAGGCTTTAAAACCAAGATTGAAAAGTCACCCTGGTTTGCTGGTAAATATTATGCTAAGGTAGACAGCATTGAGTTTAATAATGCTATTACTGTTTATTCTGGTCACTCAGAACGTGAAAGCCATGAGGGTCTAAACCTTATCCTAGCAGTACTGGATGAGATTTCTGGTTTTGCACAGGAAGTTGGAACTGGTAATGACCAAGGAAAGACCGCAGACAACATCTATAAAGCCTTCCGTGCTTCAGTAGACAGTCGTTTTCCAGACTTGGGCAAGGTAGCACTACTATCCTTTCCACGTTTTCCTGGAGACTTTATTAGCCAAAGATACGAAGCAGTCATTGCTGAAAAAGAAGTAGTTACAAAGAAACATAAGTTTGTTATGAATCCTGACTTACCAGAAGATGCAGACGGAAATACTCTAGAAATTGAGTGGGATGAGGATACAATCCTGTCCTATAAATTCCCTGGAATGTTTGCAATCAAGCGACCAACTTGGGTAGTAAATCCCACTCGTAAAATTGATGATTTTAAACTAGCCTTCTACACAGACCTTGGGGATGCTATGCAGCGTTTTGCCTGTGTGCCAACCTACATGTCTGATGCTTTCTTTAAACAAACAGAAAAGGTTAGAGCCTGTATGACAATCAGAAATCCCATTGATTCGTCTAAAAGGTTTGACCCATCATTTAAGCCAGACCCAGATAAAAAATACTTTGTACATGCTGACCTTGCCCAGAAACATGACAAGTGTGCCGTGGCTATTGCTCACGTTGAAAAGTGGGTAAATATTCAGGTAGTGAAAGATTATCAGCAGGTAGCACCTATTGTAGTAGTAGATGCGGTAGTCTATTGGGAACCAAGGGTAGAGGGACCTGTAAACCTGTCGGAAGTAAAACAATGGATTCAGAATTTACGCAGACAGGGTTTTGATATAGGTATGGTTTCCTTTGACCGCTGGCAGTCATTTGATATCCAGAACGAACTAAAACAAGTAGGTATTCGTACCGAAACTGTTTCTGTTGCCAAGAAGCATTATGAGGATATGGCTATGCTTGTATATGAGGAAAGACTTGCCATGCCAGCCATAGAATTACTCTATGATGAATTAACCGAACTTAAAATTATGAAGGGTAATCGTGTAGACCACCCTAGAAAGTCCTCTAAAGACTTGGCTGATGCTGTTTGTGGTGCTATTTTTGGTGCTATATCCCATACTCCAAAAGACCTAAATCAGATGATTGAGATTCACACCTTCCGTGATAGAAAGAAAACTGAAGAAATGCACGACTTTGATAAACGAGATATTATTCAACGCAATAAGCCAGAACAAAAAGACCTTGATGCATACTTTAAACAGTTTAACATTAACATAATCTAATGGTATAATAGTCTTGTTGGACATTTCCAACGAGGAGATTTAAAATTAAAAAACCCAATTTTATTTTAATAGTTATCTTACTAGCACTTTCCCCTATCTTTTTGGCTCAATCAGCATTTGCAGAAACAAGAGCAGATTACAACGCAAAGGTAGCAGAGGCACAGGCTAAAGTTGATGCTGCCCAAACTAGATTAACTGATGCTCAAAATACATTAACAGCAGCACAGCAACTACAATCAGAAACTAATTTGGCTTTGTCGGAAGCACAAGGATTGCTAGATAATAAAAACATTTCGTCAGGTCAAAAGGCACAGGCAATTACGGATGCAAAAAATGCGGTAGACCAAGCACAAGCCAACTATGATAATAATCTTTTAGCAGTAATTCCAGTAGACACAGAGCCAACTATTCCTGGATTACGAGCAGACATTTATAATTTTAGCAGACAGTATTATTATCCAGAACGTTCTACAACAACCCACACATTCTGTAAAACAATCACAGTTGATAAAATAGATAAAGATTGGGGTGGTGGAGACATGGAAGGTTGTGGTGGAGATTTCGTTATGATTCACTATACAGGCTTTATCACTGTTGATAGAACAGACACATATGAGTTTTTGGCACAAGTAGACGATGGTTGGTATATGACTATCGGAGACACAGTTGTAAACGATAACTGGGTTCTAAAAGGCTGCGGTGGCTGGTGGAGCCAGGGAATTACATTAGAGAAAGGCAAATCCTATCCTATTGACGCTTGGATGTACGAATATGGTGGTGGAGCCTGTAATCAATTAATTTATTTAAATACACAAACTTGGGATGTGGTTCCTTCGTCTTGGTTCTCTCAAAATGAACAAGCACCAATCACATACATTAAAGACCCTGCTTTGCTCGCATTACTTGAACAAGCACAGACAACTTACAACAATGCTATTTCAGATTACGAACAGGCACAGTTAGATTTGAAAAAGGCAAGTGATGAACTTAAAGTTTTACAAGATAAACAAATTGAAAACGAAGGTAAAATAGAGGTAGCAACAAATAGTGTTGCAACAGAACAGGAGGCATTGCGTGTCGCTAAACAGGAACTTGACTCCATTCCACCTTACAAAGAGCCAGCACCTGCACCTGAAGAGACCAAGGAACCTGTTAAAGAGCCAGAAACGCCTAAGCCCGAACCGATACCAGTGCCAGAGCCGCCAGTGTCCCCCAAACCCAGTCAACCAGAGTTACCTGTAGACGTAGCCACGGTAGACCCACAATCACTTTCAAATGAACAGGTAGCAGAACTTATATCTGTTGCTAATACAATACTTGATAATTCAGAACAAGGCAGTCCCGAATACGAGGCAGCCCTTGACGCTTTGTTTGTTGCTGCACAAGCAGATGACATTGTGATATCTGAAGAACTTGCAGCCATTCCAGGTGCAGAAGCATTGGTTGGTGCAATTAACTTTATTGGTAACGTTGGTGCAGATATGTCACCAAAAGTTAGAGAAGAATCTAAAAAAGTTGTAGTAACAGCAGTTGTTGCTGTTGGTGCAGCAGTAAATGCAGCCACAGGAGCCGCTTTGATGGCAGCCCCTGCTGGTGGAACATCAAATATTATAAGGAGGAAACTATGAAAAAATTTCTAAATGACCTAATAGGACAAGCCTGGACACTCCTTGGTATGTTCGTAGCGTGGCTTGTCCTTGAAGGTTCGGCAAAAGAAGTAGTAGGATGGGCAATCATCGGAACAAGCGTTCTATGGATTATCACCTACCCACTAAGAAATCCCAAAGACAAGGAGGAAGACTAATGAAAACATTTGGTAATGTCCTTATGCGTATCATGGCAACCTTCGTTGCATCAGCACTTGGTGTGGTTGGTGCTGGTTCTGTTGCCAGCGGTATTAGCGGAGTTAATATCCCAGTCTGGTTTAGTGCTGTAATGGGCGGTATTCTAGCAGTAGCAAAGGTAGTAGAACTACTATCCCTAGCATTCTTGGAAGATGGTAAACTATCTCGTGCAGAGATTGATGCTGCTTTCCGTCAAACTGTTGCTCTTAAAGATGTAGCACAAGATGAACAAACATCTAAGAAATAACTTGACAAACCCCTTTCGGTGCCCTATAATTGATATAGACCTGAAAGGGGTTTTTCTATGTCAATGACTTTTGACGAATGGCTACAATATGGCTTAACACAGGGCTGGAATGGTCCACCTGTATGCAGTGTACACGATGGCATACCAACAACCGCAGAAGAAGATGCTGGTTGGGAGCAGGGTGCAGATGATTGCATACATGTTCTAAGACTGTATCAAGATGAAGCAACTAAAAAGGCTGTGGAAGAAAATCATTCTCCGTCTGTGTGGAGAGCCACCAATGACGGTTATACCTTATAACTAAATATTGCTCTATAACTCAATTGGCAGAGTGCCTGACTGTTAATCAGGGAGTTCTTGGTTCGAGTCCAAGTGGAGCAGCAATGCCACCTTAACTCAGCGGTAGAGTGCCATACTTGTAATATGGAGGTCAACAGTTCAAATCTGTTAGGTGGCTCCAAAAGTCAATGGTATAATTATATTACTATGACTAAATCATAGAATACATCTTGAAAGGAAGTATTATTATGCCAGAAGCAATTTATAAAGAACCATTCCCTAAAGCAAAGCGTGGAGATGGATTCAAAAACATGGCTCCGTATCGCTCACATCCACACCGTGGAGTTGACTGGTCAGTAGCAGCACACAGCCCAATCAAAGCAATCACAGGTGGAACTGTTATGGTTACTAAATGGACAGACGTTCTAGGTAACATCGTTATTCAGTCTACTTATGACAAGCACTTCATTCTATATGCACACCTAGCAAAGCCATCTCCACTAAAAGTTGGAGACAAGGTTGAGGCAGGAGTTACTGTAGTTGGTGAAGTTGGTGGTGGCAAGGACACGCCTAGCGGTACCGCAAGTACTGGGGCACATTTGCACGTCACATATGGAACAATGCAGGACCTGGTAAGTGCTCCAATGGAGAAACTCGCTGACCTGTTTGCAAAACTAGACGGAAAGTAAAATGCCAGAATACACCTTTAAATGTCCAAACTGTAATAAGATATCTAAGGTTACAAGAACCTTTGATGAAGCAGGAAAAGAGTTACGTTGTGAGGGCTGTAACGAATTGATGCATAAAATTTATTCTATTGGTATTAAGTTTAATGGTGGAGGATTTTACTCAAATGACAAATAACCTAATTGAACAAATTAATAACAGATGGACACTGACAGCCGCAGATAGATGCGATGCTTGCGGTGCCCAGGCGTTGGTTCAAGCAATAGGAACAACAGGCGATTTGCTTTTCTGTGCTCATCACTACGAAGGTATTCTGAGTAATGAGAAGGCACAGGAAGCAATGAACCGATTTGCCTATCAGATTGTTGATGAACGTCAAAAATTGGAGGAATAATGGAATACCTTATAGGATTCTTATTGGCACTACTATCGTTTTTTATTTTAAATAAACTTGTTAGTAATACCGTGTCAAAAAATCCTATTGAGGCACCACAATTTAGCCAATCATACATACATGCTTTATTGGGACAATATGTAATTGACATAGTTAAGCCCAAACACCAACCAGAAAGACAGTCAACAGAGAGATTAAAGAAGAACTCAATCAGGGCATTCTTTTGGCAAGATGATGTCTATTGGATTGAAGATGGATTCTTGGTAACTGCCAAATTAAAAGAAAATCAAATAGATGAAAAAACCAAGAAAAGGGTTGACACACACAGTCTTGATAAGGTAGAATTAGATAAGATGATTTTTATCGTTGATAAACTAACAGAAGGAAATGAAAATGATAGTAGGAATTCAGGGAAGTAGAAACTTTACTGATTACAATGTGTTCCTAAGAGCCATGGGTGTGGCTTTATCTAGCCTACCCGAAGATGACACTGAAATACTTGTTGCTTCTGCTGGTCCACTAAACATTAATAATATGGGGATGGAGTTTGTTAATATATCTGAACGTAGCCTAAAGGCTCGTGGCATTAAGATTAAGTTAATTAAGATTCCACCAAGTTGGATTAAAGATAATATTCACAGCATTGACTACTTTGCTTATTTTAGTAAGCCAAAGGAATCAGTCTCCGAACTTGTAGATTTGGCAGAAGCCAAAGATGTTGAAGTCGGAGTATATCGTTACTAAGCGAAAGGGTGATTATGTTAATTAAATCACTAGAGAAGATGGAAACAGTTGTAGAAAACAACAAGTTTCTATCGTGGGATGGCTGGACAGTTGTAGAACTGAAAAAGGCTGATATGGCTTGGATGAAACCAAATGCCAAATTCATCAAGGGTGAGTGGTTTATTGCCAACCGCTTTGATGTAAATGAGGATGGCTGGAATATACCTGCCAATTTGGTGAAGAAGAATGCCAAATGAAGATTGGAAAGATGAAGCCATCTGTAAAGGTGATGACATAAATTTATTCTTTGATAAATATGAAGAAGATATTGAAGTCAGAAAAGATATAGATTCATTATGTTCCATTTGTCCAGTAGCCAGAATTTGTTTCTCTGTTGGAGTAACACAAAAGGCTTATGGAGTTTGGGGCGGTATTTATTTAGACAAGGGAAAAGTGTCTAGAGAATTTAATAAGCACAAAACAAAAGAAGACTGGGGTAACACCTGGCAATTCCTAACAAATGATAAGGAGTACTAATGTACACACCAGAAATGGCAATGGCATTTAAAGCAATTGTACCACCAAAGAATTTTGGGGTAGTTCTGCTAGAGAATGATGATTTTCTGACCATTCAGATTGAACCAGAAGAAATTCTAAAACTAACTCAAGATGAAATTCCACAAGCGGTACAGTACATCAATGATGTAAAGAACGTTTTGGAGAGTTTTGGTGTGCCTGTTTTGATAGTTAGAGAGCCTTTGGATAAATAATGGAACTTGTAAATCTAATAGTATTTTTAATATATCTAGCATCACTATTGATATTGGCTTATTTTCTTGTAAAAAATAATATTAATAAAAGAAAATTGCTTGCTTTATATATTCAGGGTGAGATGGACAGGTATGCTCTTGGAAAGAAGATTGAAGAACTTTCAAATAAACTGTCTACCCTAGAACTTTCTGAAAGCGATGGATTTATCAAATTCATTTCTCAATCTCGTGACTGGGCTTTTGAATATATTGAAGAAGTACAATCTGCCCTTGCTGAATTTGACAATGATATTACGCCAGCACTAGATTGGTATAAGAGTTTTGGAATGGTTCTTGGCGAATCAGCCCACACCGATATTCTAAAAAAGATTTCCGAGGCATACGATAAACTAAAGTCAGTATTGCCAGAGAATGGTGAAACGCCTAATAACTAGGCATTAAATAAGGAGAAACAAAAATGAGTACAACTCAACTAAAGGCACTGCTTGCATCATATTTGCGTAGCATCCTATCTGCTGTAGCCGCACTATACTTGGCTGGCGTTACAGACCCAAAGACCCTTGCTTGGTCATTGGTTGCTGCATTGCTGCCAGTTGCTACTAGAGCAATCAATCCAAAGGACAAGGCATTTGGCGTTGTTCCATCTGCTAACGTTGTTGCAGAGGCTCTTAATGACATCAAGGTTGTCAAGGGTACTACAAAGAAGGCACCTGCAAAAACAACAGCAGTAAAGAAGACTACTACAAAGAAGTAATCTTAATAAGCATTGAGGGACAGGTTGCAAAGCCTGTCCTTTTTTGCTATAATAAATATGTACCTGCCAAATTGGGGGTACAAAATAACTCGCTTAACAAGGAGATGATATAAATGGTAATCTATACAGACCCATTCGCAACACTTAGTCAGGAATTTGATAAGTTGTTTGCAACACCAGGAATCAATAAGGTGGCTACTTATCCACCATATAACGTAATTCACTCACCAGAAAAGAACGAATGGTATCTTGAATTCGCTCTAGCAGGATTTGAAAAGGATGACGTTACAATCACGACAGACAAGAACGTTTTGACTGTTGCTGGTGAAACAAAAGAAGATAAAGAACTACCAGAGGATATTCGTTATGTCTATAAGGGTATTGCTGGTCGTAAATTCACTCGTTCTTTCACTCTGCCAGAATACGCTGAGGTCGCTAAGGCTGAACTGAAGCACGGTATTCTGACTATTGATTTAGTTATCAATGTTCCAGAGGAAAAGAAACCTAAGACTATTACTATTAAGTAAGTCGGAAGTCCTGGGCATGACTATAAACTGCCCTAACACTATGGTATAATAGGACAATGGAACAATTACTAGAACAAATAAGAAGCCTATTGGCTGACAATGTTACCCTTAAATTCAAGGCACATGGATATCACTGGAACGTTGAAGGCGATGACTTTAAACAATTTCACGAATTCTTTGGAGAGATTTATGAAGACTATGATGGTGCTACAGATACCTATGCAGAATGGCTTCGTGCATTCCAAGTTTATTCTCCATATAGACTAACAGACTTTTTTGATATGGCTTCTATTCCAGAGCCAGTAATTGTTGGAGACCCACAGCCAATGCTACAAGATTTGCTCCTATCTATTGAAAAGCATGTTGAAGACTTAGTTGTTGCCAGTGACAATGCTAATATGAATAAACAGTATGGCTTGGCAAACTTTTTTGCAGACCGTCAAACAATTTCACAAAAATTTCTTTGGCAGATTCGTGCCAGCATTGAGGTAGAAGACTAATGCCATACTCAATCGGTGAACGTGGAACACATGGATGCTCTGGGTATCCTGTAGTTAAAACTGCAACTGGTGAAGTAATGGGATGCCACAAAACTGCTGGTGATGCTGGAAAACAATTGGCTGCTCTTCACATAAATGAACCAAATGCTAATAAGGGTGACAACAATGTAAACCCTTCATCAAGTATTGACCCAACCTATCCAGGAGTTGGAATCAAATATCCTACAAGCCTAACTGCTGCTCGTAGAAGTAAGGGTGTCATCCGTAAACCAAAACGTAAAAAGGGTGGCGGAGATGGCAATGATGCATCTGGTGCATTCTCATCTGGTGGTCCTGGTGGAAGCATGGGGGTATCGTAATGGATAACGAATTAACTAAAGTTGCCACAGAAGATGAAATGTCTGAGTGGGAATCATTGTCAGAAAGACAAAAAGAAATGGCAGAAGATACTGCTGAAATCGCCATGGAGTTTGGAATGTTTAAACAAGATTCTGGTCCAGATGGTGCACATTATTTTGATGGAACTAAAAATCCATTTAAGGCAGAAGGCGTAAAGTGCTATAACTGCATCTTCTTTAATGAAGAACAAAACCAATGCATAGTTGTAGAGGGCAAGATTGACCCTGAAGGACTTTGCAAATTATGGGTAATTCCAGAAGATGAACTAACTGAAACTCCAGAACAGGAAACACAGGAAGATACTATGGAAACTGAAAAATCATTATGGGTTGGAATGTTTGACCCAAGAGGAGTGAAGAAAATTGGCTGATACATATAAACCAACAGCAGCAATGGCTGCAGCCGCTAGAAAAGCAATTAAATTTAAGGAAGATGGAAAGGCTACTGGTGCAGGAACTAACGTAGGCTGGACTCGTGCCCACCAACTTGCATCTGGAGAATCTCTTAGTCTTGATACGGTCAAACGTATGTACTCGTTTTTTTCCAGACACGAGGTAGATAAAAAGGGTAAGAACTGGGGAAGCCAATCAGACCCATCAAATGGCTATATCATGTGGTTGGCTTGGGGTGGTGACGCAGGTTTCTCTTGGAGTCGTGCAATCGTAAACAGAGAATCAGATAAAGCCCTGTTTGCTGATTTTGGTAAAGATTATTCCAGACATGAAACAATTATGTCTAAGGGTGCAGGTGTTGGAGATATGGTTACTTGGGGTTCTTCTGGTGGTAATGCCACAGGTAAGATTACCAGGATTATCACTAATGGCAAATATAATGTTCCCAATTCAGACTTTACAATAACAGGAACTCCAGAAGAGCCAGCAGCAGTTGTCAGGGTATATCAGGATGGCAAGCCAACAGATACACTTGTTGGACATAAATTATCTAGTTTAAGAAAGAAATAAATGAGAGAGTTAATTCATTTTAGTGCAGTTTGGTGTCAACCATGCAAACAAATGCAGCCAGTGTTAGATAAGTTTCTTAGTGATAATCCTGACATTATTTATACTAAGTATGATGCTGACAAAGATGTAAGCGTTTTCCAGGAACATGCCATTACTGGCGTTCCAGCCTTTATAGCCATTGTAGATGGCAAGGAAGTTTTTCACAAGGGTATTCTCACAGAGGGCAAATTAGCCAATCTCCTTGACAAATAACCATTTTACCTGTAAAATAGACATATGAGAAAACTATTTAGAAGCAAATATGAGAACGGCTACAATGCAGGTTGGGCAGAAGGATTTAAAGTGGGTAGCAAGAAAGCCATCAATGAACAGCGTAAGGTAATTATTGCTGTACTTCAAAAAGATATAAGTAAAAATAAAGAGCATTATGCCCCAGGAGTTTTGGCTGGAATTAAACAGGCAATCGAGATAGTTAGGAAACACAGATGATTAAATCAGTTAAGGTTGGACCACAAAAGTTTGACGTTATTGAAAGAGAACAGGGTCAAGATGGTATGCTCAATGATGGAGCATATGGATATACTCTGGATGGAAAAAATCTAATCGTAATCGCATCTGGTCTTGGTAATGGCAAGCAACAGGTTACAATGCTACATGAAATTTTACATGCTATTCGTATGAACTATGATGGTATGCCAAGACCAAGTAAAGACGATGACTTTGAAGCATGGGAGCATTACTTTATTGCGATGTATGAAATCGGATTGCTGGCGGTACTTAAAGATAATCCTAAATTAGTAGAATGGCTAATCGGTGAGCAAACAACCAAGCGATAAAACTATGGTAACACTATCACTAATAAGTTTTATTGTAACATTATTGGTAATTCTTTATATGGTTATTAGTGGTAATTTTAAATCAGAAAACTGTTGGGACAAATATCCTAACGATGAAGTTCAGGCAATATTAAACTGTGAAGGAAAAGAATAATGCAAGAAGAAACAGAAGTAACTCTAGAAGTTATTGAAAAACTAATGGAGCAGTCACCATTTGAAAAGGCTGTGTCAAGTAAATACATTGAAGCAGAAAACCTACTGCTTCGTAAACACAAAGACTATGGACCAAAGAACATTTCTGGCAGTCCAGGAGGAGCAATTAATGGACTTAGGGTACGCATACATGACAAGTTGGCTCGCATTAACAATCTATATGACTCTGGTGTCACCCCCCAGAATGAAAGTCTTAGGGATTCTTTTATCGATATGGCTAACTACGCAATTATTGCACTACTCGTTCTAGATGACGAGTGGGATAAATAGGGTATAATAGAAATATGAGCAATCCAACCGAATGGGACATTAAAGGCGGTAACTTCAATAAGCCTGTTAGTTTTCCAGAAACAATTGATGGTCAACCAGACGAACCTGTCGTGACTAAGAAAAAGAAGTCTAAGCGTATTGACCCAGATGCACTACCAGTTCTTTATACTGCAGTAGCACTTGTATCTTTACTTATGGTGACATCATTTACCGTTTCTTTTAGCGGTATCTATGAAGTGTCTGCATGGACTGGATTGCCTATATTTTTACAATGGTTGCCAGCATTATTTATTGATGCCGCCATTCTTGCATATACTATTTCACTTGTAGTCTTTAAGGCTCGTGGTGAATCTACATGGAGAACATTAGCAGGACTAACAGGCTTTGCTGCAATGTCAGTTATTGCTAACGTAGCACACACATTAAGTTTTTGGAATGGTTCCCTTGTAGATTATCGTGCATGGATTGGTGTAGCCATCACAGCACTTGCCCCTATCGCAGTGCTACTAGCATCCGAAGAAATTACACGACTAGCCTTTGAAAAGGAATAGAATGATTAAAGCACCTGAAGATATTATAATTATCAAATTAGATAAGAAGACATCGGAACCAGAACAAGCCAAGAGTGGTCTTCTAATTATCAAAAATGAAACAGACCAACCTAAAAATATTGGCACTGTATATGCTGTTGGCGAAGGAAGACTATTAAAAAATGGTGTTCGTGTGCCAATGGAAGTTAAGGTTGGAGATAAAATCATGTTCAATCCTAGCGGCACAATGAAGTTTAAGCATGAAGAAGAAGACTATCTATCTTTGTTTAGCATAAGTGTGTTGGCAATTCTTGAAGGAGAAGAAGATGAATAAAGTATTGCTAGTTGTTCCAACAAGGGGCAGACCAGAAAAATCAATTGAGTTCTACGAAGAATTTAAAAGAACATCAACTATCACAGATTTGGTATTCGGTCTGGATGATGATGATGTAGAGTATCCTAGAATTGACGGGGTATTGTATGAAGTCAATCCTAGAGCCATGATGAATGGTACTCTTAATCTTATTGCTAATAAGTATGCAGATAAATACGAATATATTGCTTTCATGGGTGATGACCACAGACCAAGAACTATTGGGTGGGACCAGAAGTTAGTTGATTCTATTGCTAATGTTAAAAATGGTATTGCTTATGGAAATGATTTATTTCAGGGAGAGAATCTTCCAACTGCTGTATTGCTAAAATCAACCATTGTAAAAACATTAGGCTTTATGGCACCAACATCATTGAAACATCTTTATCTAGATAATTTCTGGAAGGATATGGGACAGGAATTAAATAGTCTAAGATACTTAGATGATGTAATTATTGAGCACATGCATTTTCTTATTGGTAAATCCGAAGAAGATTCTGGATATGTAGAAGTAAATAGTTATGAAATTAGCAACCACGACAGGCTTGCCTATTTAGAGTATTGTCAATTTATGTTTGGCTTTCATGCAGAAAGACTACGCCATAATTGAAAAAGGTAATCTCTTATTGTTTATTTAATGACAACCCTGCCTATGGCATAGGGGCAATAAGAAATGCAATCTTGGCACAAATGTATATGCCAGATTGGGAATGTAGATTCTATTATCACAATGTAACTGATTTAACATTATCTGTTCTTAGAAGATTTGACAATGTTAATCTAATTAATGTAAAACAAAAAACTGATATGTCTTTTACACTAACAAGGTTCTTGGCATTTGCAGACCCAGAAGTTGATGTAGCGATTGTTCGTGATGTGGATGCTAGAATTAGTGCCAGAGAAATTAAGGCTGTTGAGGAATGGTTGCAGTCAGACTTTGACTTTCACATTATGAAAGACCATCCTATTGGACATAGTTATGCCATTAGTGCTGGTATGTTTGGAGTAAAAAACAAGGCACTAACTGTAATACAGGAACTGCTAGATGATTTCTTTAATTCCGTCAAGTATATGGCTATTATAGACCCAGGTGTAGACCAAAAATTCTTAGCAGAAATGGTGTATCCTATTATTAGGGATAATGTTTTAATCCATAGTGAGCATTATGATGTAGAACTTTCTGGCAGAAGTGAGCAACGAAAATTTCCAACGGAAGACAGGTATCCTAAAAATCACATTGGTGCTGCACTAGATGAAAATGATAATTACAGATACGATTACGATATAGAACAATCTGGTGGTAATAAATACCAATATGACTTTGATTTATTGGAGAAAAATGATTGAACGAGTTAGACCAGCATGGACAGACGAGGAACTTAAAAACATCTATGACCATCAGTATGACCACACAACTTGGTGGGACCACATTGAAAGAATTGAGCACACCATTAGGATTGGCAATCTAGTTAAAAACTATGATAACAAACTTAAAACTGTTGCTGATTTATCTGCTGGTGATGGAGCCATTGCCAATGGCATAGATATTCCAAATAAAATACTTGGAGATTTCTTTCCAGCATTTGAATATGTTGGCAAGATTGAAGATACTATCAAACAAATACCTAAAGTTGATTTATTTATATCCTCAGAAACACTGGAGCATGTTGACAATCCTTTAGAGATGCTTAAGAGTATTAGGAAGAAGACCAGATGGCTACTGCTATCCACCCCAGAGAACAATTGGGGAGACCAGAACTTAGAACATTATTGGGCTTGGGATAAAGAAGGGGTACAAGAACTGCTAGAGAAAGCAGGATTTGAACCAGTATATTTTGAGAGTATCCCAATCTCTTATACACACCAGATATGGATTTGCAAATGAAAATTTTAATTACAGGACACCGTGGCTTTGTTGGAAAATACTTTGTCAACAAATATAAAGACCATGACATCACAGGCGTAGATATCGCAGATGGAAATGACGTTAGAGACTTCTTCAAAAACAATAGAGAGCATTATGATTTAGTTATTCATCTTGCTGCAATTGTTGGGGGTAGAGCAACAATCGAAGGCAATCCTCTATCAGTAGCAACAGACTTAGCAATTGACTCAGATTTCTTTAACTGGGCATTAATAACAAGACCAGGAAGAATCGTATACTTTAGTTCTAGTGCTGCCTATCCAACTAAGTTCCAGGGAAATGAAGACTGGGTTCGCCTAGAAGAATCAATGATTGATTTGGATAATATTAGCAATCCTGATTTAACATATGGCTGGAGTAAACTAACAGGAGAATACCTTGCCAAGTTTGTGCAAGAGGCTGGCATCCCTGTTCATATCTTTAGACCATTCTCTGGCTATGGAACAGACCAGTCGCTAGACTATCCGTTCCCTAGTTACATTAAGAGGGCTAAGGACCGCATGGACCCATTTGAAATCTGGGGAGATGGAGAACAGACTAGGGACTTTATCCACATGTCCGATGTCGTAGATGCTGTTGATGAAGCCATTAGACAGGATATCCAAGGACCAATAAATCTTGGATGGGGTCGTAGAACCACCTTCAATGAGTTAGCCAAAATTGTTTGTGAAATTGAGGGGTATTCTCCAGAGTTCAAGCACCTTAAAGCAGCACCAGTAGGTGTGTTAAATCGTATCGCCAATCCAGCCAAGATGCTATCATTCTATACTCCAAAAATTAGCCTTGAAGAAGGTATTGAAAGGGCTTTGAAGAACATTGTCTAAGATAGGTCTAGTTATCCCATGGAGACCAACTCCAAGTAGATTAAAACCATTAGACATGGTGCTAAATTGGTATCAAACTAATTTACCAGACATTGAGGTGTTTTATAGCGACAGACCAGGACAATTCTGGCAAGCGGCAGCAAGTCGTAATGATGGGGTAAAAAGGGCACAGGAGGCTCACTGTGACGTTATTATTATCAATGACGCAGATACACTACCAGAAATTCAACCCTTGATGGAAGCAATAGAAAATTGCCAAAAAGATGGCATGGTTCACAATCCATACAGGCTTTGCAGATATTATGACAAAGATGCAACAGAAAAAATACTAAATGGTATTAGTGTTGATTTAGTTAGACATAGTAGAGAATTTAATGAAGCAAATGGCGGAATCTATGTCTGTACTCCAGAAGCATGGTGGTCTGTTGGCGGTATGGATGAAAAGTTTATTCAATGGGGTGGAGAAGACTCAGCATTTGAATTGGCACATACAATTATTAAAGGTAATAAATTAATTAAACATGATGGCTGTATTCATTGTTTAGAACATGACTATCAGATACATGATGATGGATTTGTATTTAATCATATTCGTAATATAGAACTATACTGGTTATATTATTCTGCATCTACGCCAGAACGAATGTTATCTTTGGTAAAACAGAAAACAATTAATGAATAATTAGAATGGTATACTTATAATATGAAATGTCCAAAATGTAATTCCAACCTTATACCGATTGTATATGGATTTCCTGGAAAAGAATTAATTGAGATGTCTAGAAGGGACGAAGTTGTACTGGGTGGATGTTCTCCATCAAGTGCTACTCACTTTTGTCTTGAGTGTCAGGAAGAACATCGTCAGGATGGGGACACTCACATACCCAAGTTTTCTCATAATAACTAATAATCTTTTTACAGTTCCAGTGATGCCCTGTCATACAGAAACCACAGATACGAACTGCCACTAAGTCTTAACCAATCTACGTTTAATTGGGTCAAACTTTAGTGGATGCTTTTTAAAAGCCTTACCATTATTTCTGTTTGCGTTTCTTGTGGATAATTTCTTCGCCATCAATGCCCTCCCCTACAAGTACAATAGTGGTAAACATTACTGTTACAATTGCAGCGATGGCTTCCAAAATGCCCATGGTATAAGATTCATAGCCAACTGCACTACCAATCAATAGAACTGGAATCTGTGCAAATAACATAAACAATCCCCAACCAAATAAAAATGCTAATCTTGCTCTAGCCATTAGAACCAAGCCTTTCCTGTTTCGTCTAGTTCGTGTAGTCTAATTAATTTTTCATTCATTGTCATAGACTCTGCCATTTGAACAATGTCCAAGCCAGTGACCTCTACCTCGTCACCATTAGGTAGTTTGACTACATAGGTGCGGTCAGGGTCAATGACAAAGCGTGTTTTATTAGGCATAACTTATTATACCACTAACCAAGCAATTACCCAATAGTTTTTATGATGTTCAGTGAGTTTGTTTTTACAGAACTGCCTAGCGGAGCATAGCCCAGAGTTGCAGCCTTGGCTGGCATACAAGTAGAAACAACATATTTAAACCAGTTTTGAATAGCCAAGCCTTTGCCAGTAGAGACCTTTTGAGATGCTGACCTTTTAGGAGCAAGACCATAGGTAACGATTGACAATTGGTAAGCACCAGAAACAACTTTATTGAAATCAATAGATATGGTTCCATCTGCATTTAGTATCTGGGCATTAATAAAACGACCAGCAGCAGAAGCGGTAGGAGCAATAAAAGCACCAGCAGCGTTCTTCAATTTGGCAATACCAACATCAGCGGTCATAGCGTCAGACAAGTCAAAATAACCAAAAGCATTTGAGTTATCTTCAATGTAGCCAGCAAGCAAAGCAGACGTAGCAAAAGATGTTGAATTAGATGTTAATGAATTACCAGAAGCGACTACCAGGTCATTACTTTTAGCAACCCATCCACCAACAGTTTGCGATAGATAATTAGTTAGATTAGCAGTGGTACCAGAGCCAGATGCACGATAGGCAACCTTAATAGTTTTCTTTGGCAACTTAACTCTAGGGTTGAGTGCTTTGAGTGCTGTGTCATCCCAACGAGTAATCTTACCCTTTAGGATGTCAGACACAATCTGTGGAGTCAGTTGCAAGCCATCGCCCACACCAACTGCAGAATAAGCAAATACAACTGGACCACCAAAAAGCGGAACAGTAACGTAATCAAAACCAGGATAACCAGATGTATATGGGGTATCAGTAGCAGCCCAATCTACATTCTTATTGGCAAACTCAGTACGACCTGTGCCAGAACCAGTTGATGTATAGGTTACATTGTCAGTAGGATAAGAAGCAGTACAATTAGACAAAGCATTATAGGCAAATGATGAACCCTTGCCTGATAGGGACTCTGCAGCAAGTGCAGGGGTAGTAGAGGTCAATAGACCAATAGAAAGAACGACAGATAATATACGAGTAATCTTCATACTTCTATTGTAGGGCATATGTTTGTTAACTTAGTTAATGACTGGTAAACGCAAGATGAACTTATTTTTCGGTAAAAATCGGTCGAAAATAAGAGGTCTAAACGCTTGACAAGCAAGCGAATATCCTGTACAATTGATGTATAAGGTCCATTAAATGAGAGAGAGCATATGCAAACCTTTTTACCATACAAGCAGTTTGACAAGTCTGCCAAAGCCCTAGATTCTAAACGCCTAAACAAGCAGATTCTAGAGGGCTACCAAATTTTAAAAGTATTATCTAACGATGACCCACAGGCTGCTTGGCGTAATCATCCTGCTGTTAAGATGTGGCGTAACCACGAAGGACAACTATGGCTATACATTATGGCTATGGTTGCCGAAGCAAATAAGCGTGGCATTAAGACTGACAAGAACGTAGAAAACCTTACCAATCTAAAGTCACTTGTTGGCGATTTGTGGGGGTATTCAATTCCTAAGTGGTATACTGACCCATTCGCATTAAAGCGACTAACCACTAGCCATAAGGCTAATCTATATACCAAAGACCCTATCTACTATGTAGATTTTTATTCGTCACTTAGCGACAGCAACCCTTGTTGCCCTGAACGCAAAGTGCCATGTAAGTATTACTGGGTTGCACATGACCCACAATTTAAGGAGAACCATGAAATTACCAAAAATTTTCAGATGGCGAGTTAATCTAATTCAAAAAGGTTATGACAAAGGTTGGGAGCATGGCTATGAGGCAGGTATGGTTGAGCAAAAGAACCAGATTATAGACTTGCTGTCTAGTCATATTGAGAACATAGATTGGCTACAAGAAACACCGATAGAAGTAAAAGATATTTTGCCTATCGTAAAGAACCACCAAGAAGATAAGGAGTTAATTGGATGGGAATCAAAGTAGAGAACAATATGCTTGTTCTAGACAATACTTTCACTAAGGAAGATGTCCAGGCTATAGACGAGTATGTTAAGATAAATATAGATAAAAGAATTCAGAGCATTGTCCTAATGCTTCAAGAACGTGGTTTGGTAGCAGAAAAGCAAATCAGCGAAGGTGATGGATGGTCACTTGGCAGATACAATGAACTTATGCATATCATTGACCTTATCCAAAATTTCGGGGAATAAAAGAAGCCTTCGTAATACCAATAGAAAGAATAACCTATGAACAAATACATACACACATTTAGTTATAGAAAAATCATAAACGGATTTAAGCCATATAAGCCTATTAGAATGAAGTTCTGGCTATGGGGATTTGGTGTGTCTCTTGAAACTAAGAAATATATAGGTGGTTTTGCTATAAATTCTAAAAAGTTTAAGCCAAAAGAGACTTTGCTGGACAGTTATACACAGAAATACCCTCGAAAAATACACAGAAAAAAGTAGTTATCCACATACTTATCCACAGGTTTATCCACAGATAAATCTTACTGATATATTTTGATATCATAGTGGAGGGAAGTGGAGATAAATGGTTTGGGTTATAGAACAAACACTAATAAAACTCGTAATCATTATTTTCAAATCCCTCCACTCACATATATAAATAGCCCCTATTTTAAACATATCACTCCACTTCATACCCCAAATACCCCCTATGCACAAATTTGTCATTTTGTCAAGGTTTTTTATCAAATTGTTATAAAAATATATCAAAAACTAAATAAACATATATAAATATGTATAAAAATAGGGAAAAAATATACATGTTCGTAATACCTATATAGTGTATATTCTATTAGGGGAATTGTTTATCAGGAGTTGTTTATGTACCCTGGCTCTGCCAGCCACTTCGTGGGGGTATCGTAAAGAGTGTTCGTAATACCCCTATAGAGAATATATACAATACCTCTTGACAAATAGCCTGATATGTGATATAGGGGATTTTTTTATGTGTTCGTAATGTCTGTTTATTCTAATTTGGATATAGGGATTTTGGGGAAAAATATTATACCATCGTAATGTTGTTTTGTCAATAGTTGTTTTATAACAATTTGGTAACTTTGCTCGGGCAGGAAGATGCATGCCAGTATTAGCACACACCATACCTGATACTATTGTGCCATAATCTCGTCAAGACTATTGAAGCCTGTATCTTTTTTTCTAAAACCTGCTACCAATATATTCCACGCTTCTTGAATAAAATCGTTGGGTTGTGTATTGCCAACTTCAACTGTGATAATTTCTTCGTGAATTGCGTAAGCAAGTGGTAATGCTAAATCGCAATACTCAATAAATTCTGTGAAGTTCTCGTCATCACGATAATTCATCCAAAGGTCAGCAAGTATCTCACAACGCTTCTCAAATGGGGTATTAGTATTTTCTGTCATTCTGCTTCTCTTTCTCGTCTATTGTTGTTTCTGCTACTATTAGAAATCTATTATACAAGACACCACTGACATTCATAGCGATATAAAATGCTACCATCTCTAAATCTAGTGTCAAGTCTGTTAGTTTATCTAAGATTGTTTTTGCTACCTTTTGTTCCTTTGTCTCTTTTGCTCTTCTCATCTTATACTCCTGTATTCTATTATACCAAAAATATAGGGGAAGCACAAGTAGCAAATGCGGCTCATGCTTCCCCAAATAGTCAGACACAGAAACCCCTAACTGTTCTGACCGTTAGCAGGGAGTGTTCTCAACCCACTAAGTCTTGTAGTTCTTGCATAGATGTTACATGATATAAATCATCATTGTCATCTATCTTGATATCTGACGCTTCAGGTAGTTCTTCGAGAAAATGCTGAATACCCCTGCTAATGTCCAATGCATGTAGTTCATCAGCAAAGTCGAACCAGTCATAACCGTATTCTTCGATACTGCGGAAAGCACGGATTTTGGCTGTCTCTTCTGGGGTACACTTATAAAGAATGCCAGTATAAACTTTCCTAACACCACCAAACACGTCATCAGTGTCATCTGCAACGTATACAGCAGGGTTGATGGTGATTACATCGTCCATAACCACTTCATCGTTTACTACGTTCTCCTTGAACCATAGGTTTAAGTCCCATGTAATCATACTATTCTTTGCTCCAATTCGTCCAATGTTTTTGTATCCCAATATGCTCTATTATACTTCATATCTTTCGAAATGTCAATAACGTAGTTAATAGCATCTTCCCACCCTTGCTGATACCATTCCGCCTGTGCTTGCTTGATAGTACCAAAGGTAGTTGTTAATTCATCTTCTGGTTGCCAATCACTCATTGTCACTCTCTAACTTAGTTAGCATTACCTTATATGCATTGTATGCACCTTCAGCATATGCCACATCTTCCTTAGCACCAAATGACTCTGACTGATTCATATCGTCCCTAGCCAGTTCCATCATATCTTTAATAAACTCAATTAACTCACTCATTATTACTTCCATTCTGTATAAGTTCCTTCGCCCCAACACTGTTCACAATCCGTGCTAGGTTCTGTTTCTTCATCATTTACATCATAGCAGTCACATACGACATACTCGCATATGGTGATAGAGATGTCTTCGTCTTCCTGCCACGGTATTTCGGTAAGATAATAGTTAATCCTATTAACCAAATGATATCCATTTACAAGATAAACGCCATTGTCACCATCCATCTCAGTCCACACATGTCTATCGTCCTGTAATAGGACATACTCCAGTTCTTCGCCATATGTTTCATAGGTGCAACATTCACCAGTTAGGTGATTAGACATGGGACGATACTTAGTTTCCCACTCTTCATAGGTCATCTCACTCATTAGAACTCAATCTCGTAGTCATCAAAGTCTTCACGATAAGAGTTGTTGCCATTCCACACAGTAAATTCACCTGCGTAGTCTTCTGCTTTACTTTGTATTTCATCTTCATCGTTAGGGTCTTCTACTTCAATATCAACTTCGGTAGAATACCAGAAACGGATTTTTACTGCTACTTTTTCCATAGGGTTTGCTCTCTCTCTTAGAAATGGAAATCTACTGGCACTAAACAGTATACACTACGATACTGTGTTTTGTCAATACCCAGTTTTTCTCTGAGTGCTGATGTCTTTGTGGTGTAGCCCTGTGTGTCAAAGAAACCACTGTCCCAGTTCCAGTAGCCACGCATAATTTTCAGGGCAGATGACAAACTAGATACATTGGCTACATACAATTCTTGATAGTCTACTTCTTCACCCTTACTATACTTAGTCATAACGCTGTTGATAGTAGGGAAATCGAATTCAGCAAAATACTCGTTGAATTGGTCTAGTTGTCTTTTGTCAATGTTGTCCAATGCTTCTAAGAATGAACAAGCATTATCATCGTTGTAGATAAGGACAGGCACACCATCCCACCTACCACCTACTTGGTTCCAATCAGACCAGCCACCAACAAAGCCCTCGTCAGTTGCTTCCATGTTTAGCCAATCGCTTACTTGTGCTTGTGCTAATTCCTGTAATTCTTCGTCAGGTGTGTCATCTTCTAAATCAAGTTCTAGTTCTGTTGCTAGGTATTGCATTGTATGCATAGGGTTTTCTCCTTTTGTTTGTGTAATACAAGTATAAGGCATACCACTGACAAATGCAATAGTTTCAGGAAAACTGTTACTCTTTCGTAATCAACCAGGATGAAATTTAGTTTACATAATCATGGGAAATTATGTATCCTTCGTAATAGGTTTATATGTTTATTAAATTTATATAACATTTGCTCGGGGCAAAACCAGGGCAGTCAGAAATGAATCCAACCACCCTGGTCCCCTATTATCCCTTAGTGTCAGCCAAAACGTTTCTTGCATGTGTAAGGAAACTATTAAACTCATCACTCTCTTCTAATCTCATCTTCATTAGATTTAGAATGTGGCTCGTCCGCAAATCATCTATACCGTCAATGATTAGAAAGTTATTTATCATTGACAGGATTAGTTCTCTATCTTCACTCATAGGTCAGTAATCTCCACACTAATCATGTCAGCAAGGTCATTATACTTGACAGCATTGTAAATCATTTCTGATAGTTCACTGATGGCGGTATTGCGAAGTTCTTCATCAGTTCGCTTCAACTCGTCATAGTCATCTACATCCTGCCAAGATGTATCAAAGTCTTCAACCTCACTAATGAGAATGTTATCCTTATTTGCATCTATGATATAGGTGATTGTTGCTACAACCAGTTTCTTAGTGTCGTAGAGTTCATCCGCTAGTTTGAATTCAGTTTCCATTTTTATCTCCTTGTTGGACACTTCTTATGTCCTATACGCTTGTAGTATGATTTCCATTGTTTACCGCAATCTTTACATTCATAGATGTTATAGATTTGGTCTGTTAGTCTAATCTTGTATAGTTCAGGCATTATAGTCTTTCAAATAAAGTATTGCTTGCTGGTTTTCCCAGACATCGTGGGTAGCACAGTATTCCTGATTACCTTCGCAAATGTCGCAGAATGAATGACAGTCAAAACTACCATCGTGTCTTGGACACTCTATCTTGTCGCATTCACACTCACTCATCATCTTCTTCACACTCACAATCTTCTTCTGGGTTGTCGCAATCTTCGCAATGTGGCAATTCTTCTACTCTAATGTCTTCAACGCTATCGTATTCAAGAGTAGCGTTATCGCCATAATAGGAAGTCCAAGCCATTTCTTCTGCTTGCTCTGGACTTTCTGCTTCAATCTCACCACAATAATTTACTTGGATTTCTACATAGTATTTTCTCATTTATTTACTTTCTCTAAGGGTTGATAATACAATTATAAGGGATACCACTGACATTACCACATACGAGCCGCTTTTTCAAGCATCTCGTCATACAGGATTTCGTGGTTATGATTAGCAAGACTATCAGCCTTATCGTGATACAGGCTTCTAATCAGTTTTAGGAATGACTGGAACTCAACACCAGTAGTGTCGTGCCAGCCTCGTTCAGCACTATCCCAGAGTTGTCTTTCTAGTGCTTCTAATCCCCAGACTATAAATTGTAATCTTTGCCAAGATTTCAACTCATCTAGGGCAGGGAAGACAAAGGGGGCTTCTTCATCTTCGTTATGGACAGGGGTAAGGGTAATAATTTCGTTTTCATTCATAGTTCAATTATACAGAAGACCACTGACATTGTAAAGGGTTTCGGGGTAATCGTAACACTATCGTAATCGAATACAATCATTAACTATCTTATGTAAAATGCCCGAGCCGAAATTTTTACACTGTAAAGTGTGAGCAGTTTTTAGACTTGCTCAGGTCTATTGGATTATACGCTTGCCAAAACCAAGTTCATCAAGCGGTTTTTCTCTGCGTTGATTACAGGGTCAAAACCAGAAGCACTTGCGTAAATGCTTTCCTTGTTTTCACCACGAGAGTTGCGATACCAATCAAGGCGTTCTGTCATTGCGTTCAAAGCACCCCAAGCAGTTCCAGAGATGGTGTTGTTGAATTGTCCAGTGTAGATGTTTTGGATAAGGTCAATCTTATCCTGCCACTTCTTCATTGAACCCTTGCTGTCTTTCTCTGGCATTGGATACGCTTTTAGGATAATGTCGTTGAACTGTTGCTGTGTGATTTCTTTTTCAATCATAGACTTAGCAAGCAGGTCAAACTCATCAAGATAAGCGTTTGCTAATCCTAATGCTTCTCTCGCAACTGCGATTTTGCCTTCTGCTGTTTGTGTGTGTCTAATCTTGAATGTCTGCTTCAAGCCCTTTTTACCTTTTAGCCCAGATAGAGCAAGGTTTAGAGTGTTAGCACATACAACACGAACAGGAGTGATTGAAGCCTGAATTGCGATACTTCCATCGTGAGATGTGTTTAGCAATAGGTAAGACTTGATTTCGTCAGATACACCATTAGGGTCAAGGATAGTTTCTCTCTCTAATGCGATTGAACCGAAGACTTGTCTTCCACCCTTGATTGAACCAGCAGTTTCCCAACGCCCACCACCATCAAGCAAGTTATCGCCAAATGAGAATAGGTCTTCGTTCTGTAATGGAACATAGCGTTCGCCTACAACACCAAGAATGTCAGTCTGTTCATTGTTGAATGGATTAGTTCTTGATACGAATGAGTAGTTGCGGTCAGAAACAAAATTAGCAGGAACAGGCACTTCTTCCAAGCGAACATTCCAGTTGTCTAGTTTTGCGAGTGATAACATTTCTGCGGTTGATACTTCTTCCTGAAACACAGTTCCAAGATTGTGCCAAGCAGGTTGGCGTAGTGAAGCAAAAGACGCTTCGCCAGTTTCTTTATTTATTTCTAATTCGTGAGCCATAAGACACACCTTTCGTGATAATTGGATTTATTTGATACTTCAATTATAGGGGAAAATGGGGGAATTGTCAAGTGTTTCGTAAAACAATTTTTGATTATTTACCATTTCGTTACAAACGGCTCGGGCAAAAAAATCAGGGTATAAAAAATCCCCCTGCTACTTTTACCTATCTAATTAGGATAGTCAATCTTTACAGGGGGAAAACTTATTAGGGTGAAGCGTTCAGTTCGGTTATCTCTACTATGGGCTTCAATTATGGATAACTAACCTAATAAGGTAAGCAGTTTAGACACTTACTTAGGTGTTTAGGCGTAAGCCTATGGCTTTACAGCAACTCCATTACAGAGTTGTATGTAGAAGCATTGACTTCTTCCTGCGTGGTCATTTTTAGAACAGCCAAAGTCTTCTCCAAAAGAGATAGACGAGTTGTGTGTTCCTTACCAATCCACTCTTTCGCATTAGGGTCGCTTGGTTGCTGTGGAATTGGTGGCAACTCAAAGAGTTCCTTATCTAAGGTGATTTGTAGGTCTCCACGATAAGATGTATCAACACCAATGCTGTCCTTGTCAAACAACACTTCTGGATTAGATGTGATTTTGGCAATAGCAAGGTCAAGAACAGAACGCTTGTATGCTTTTAGGTCAGCCTTGTATTGCTCTTTTGCTCTTGGGTAATCTGCGATAGCAGACTTGATTTCTGCGATTTTGTCTTCCAATAAAGCGATTAGACTTGATGTTGGAACTTTTACTGATAATGCTCTTGTCATTATTTATTTCTTTCTACTAGGGTTATTTGTATAATACAATTATACAGGATTTAGGGGGATTTGTAAATGGGCAGTTTAGACATTTACCCAGATGTTATAGTTCTGTTATGAACTACTTGGCAGTTGTCCAGCGTGGCTGTCCAGCAACATCAAGTTTGATGCGGTATGAGCCGTTAGTGTTTGCTACGACTTCCTGAACTGTGCCTACAACGCCTGACTTCTGGGTTGCGAACTGCGAGCCAACAGTTGGAATGGTAAATGATTTAGCCATTTTTGCTTCTTTCTACTTGTAGTTATTTACAACTTTTGTTGTATTTCAATTATAGGGCAAACCACTGACAAAGTCAAGGGTATTCGTAAGGTTTTCGTAAAGCGTTATCATTCTGTAATAATTGCCCGAGCCAAAAGGTAAGCAGTTTATACACTTGCTCAGGTGTTAGGCGGAAAAGAAAGGTTAGAACCGCCTAATTCTCTTCACTAGAAATTATACCTGTGAAAGTATAATCTTGTAGATGTTCGTGTGTTAGGTCAAAGTCTAACTCATCAAAGTCAAAATCTTCGCCAATCTCAACAAGAACTTCTACCTGAAACTCTGCCTGAACTGTGTAGGTCTTGCTTTCAGTTAGGTCAATGTCTAACTCATAGGCTAGATGAACAACAGTTTCTTTGTCATAGCCATTTTGGATAGCAGACACAAACGCTTCCTGCGTGTATGTTTCTCTATCTTGTCTTGCTCTAACTTCCCTTGCGTATCTGCTGTCAAGCAATTCGTAGTCTGCTTGTAGTTTTGCTAGTTGTGCTAGTAGTTCTTCTATCTTGCCATTTAGGGCAGTAAGAACAGGGTGCTTGCTTTCATTATTTTCCATTTATTTCTTCCTTATCTTTTGTTGTATTTCTATTATAAACCTAACCACTGACATTGGGCTAGTCTTCGTCTTCTTCGTCATCGTCTTGGCAGGTATCTCCACAATGAGAGAAGCATAAGTCGCATTCGTCTTCTTCTTGCTCTGCCCCTTGTGGAATAAGTGTGTCAAAACCATCATTCTCGTCTTGTCCGTCAGCAACGGAAGCGACAGATTGGATAAACTTCAACATACAACTTCCAGCATACCACTTTCTAAGTATCTCGTTTAGTTCGTCTTCTGTAAAGTCTTCCTTAGTCAAGACAAACTCATACTCATACTCACGCATAAGACCAATTTGCTTCTCATCTTGTAGCACATAAATCTTGTGGCAACCATCAAAAGCGATACCCTTACCATAGTGTAGGGCAATCTCTACATCACTCCAATAATCTTCCATTTTTACCTTTCTTTGTCGTAATTCAATTATACAGACTACCACTGACATTTACAAGGGGAAAAGGGGTGTGTATCGTAAATGTTTATAGACCTGTTACTTTTGCCCGAGCCAGAAAAGGCAAGGGCTATACAGCCCCCACCTCACTGTCTTTTAGTCTTCGCCTGTCATCTTCTGCGATTTCAAAAGCGTCAAGGTATTCCTGATTAGTTGGCAAGTCATCAAGTGGAAATGAAACGACAAGTCCGTCATACTTACTTGTGAACATTTTGCTCTGATAATTTACAGAATAAATACCCTCGCACATTAGTTCGTCTTCTGCGAAATCTGAACTATCAACTAACAAAACTTCACCAACAGACCAAGCAACAACATTTAGAATGTCTGCCCCTGTATCTCTGGTTAGGTTTGGATAAAGTGTAGTAAACTTTTTGCTGTCATCAGTTCCAAAATAGTTCATCTCTGGTAGGCTGTTATAGATAGCGTTTAGTTCGTCATCATTACCCCAACGAGTTCTGGCAAGTCCGTTAGCAACTTCACTAACTAACTTACCTGTGTAGTCAGTTCTAGTAGTCTGGCGTAGAATGTTTAGCATAGTGATACCTTGTCCGCTAGGGTATCCGTCCCATTGTCCGTATTGTGCTACTTTTAGTTCGCCCTGTTCGTCAAAGGCTGTAATAAGGTGTCTAGTTCCCATTTTATCTCTCTTTCTTTCTTAGTCTAATTATACAAGCAACCACTGACATTTAGTCTAGGTCGTAGTCCTGTGCAACACGAACAACAGCGTCATTTAGTTCTTCTATTAGTTCGTCTATAGTTTCTTGGTCAAGATGTTTTACTAATTCATCAGTGATTGTTGATTGCCATACTATGTTATCCATTAGTTATTTCTTTCTTCTTCTAGGTATTTTTCGCAAATAGAGCAAGCCCAAGGCAAGTCTTCTGATTGCTCAAAATCGTGGTCGTTCTGCTCAAACCAACTAGCATAAAGGGGTCTTAGCCAATCAGTAGAATTGTCAAGGTATCCGTAAAAGTGTTCGTCAAAACTCTCATTATTTACAATAACAATGTCTTCGCTATCGCCATAGTTTCCGTCAGGTGCTACATAAAGTCCCATAATTTTCCTATCTTTTGTCGTAGTTCTATTTTACAGGATACCACTGACATTTTCAAGGCTTTCGTAAGGTGTTTCGTAAGGTGTTATAGGGTTGTTATTTTGGCTCGGGCGAACTGAACCCCTTTCCAGGGGTATCAGTCTATTCGTTTAGAAAAAATACTACGAGAGCAATTATTCCAATTATGATTACTATTTCCATAGTCTATTGTCTCACACTTTCGTTAGTAAGTCAATAGCCTTATCGTGTTCATCTATGTCAGCACAATAGCGACACAAATTGGTATCGTTCCAGTTTTCGTCTAAACACTCTAAGGGGTCGTTATCATCAAATACTTCTTGACAAGCAATCCAAGCCATTAGTCCACCTTTACAGTATAGATGTCAGTGTCATCGCCTTTGACAACTTCCATCTCAAAATTAGCACCCATAGGCTCATCGTGAGATGAACGCCTTGCTGTTAGTTTCTTAGTTGGAATGTCAAGTGTCCAAGTAATTCTAAACTCTCCGTCAAGTGCTAGAGCAGAATGTAGTTCCAGAATGTCTGTATCCTTGTATCCACTTCTACCCTGCCAGCCAATGCCTGTTCCGTTGATACGGATAGTGTCATCTTCGTCAATGTCGTTTAGCAACTGCCATTCGCCAATCACCATCATTACATCTTCTTTCTGCCATTCATAGCAATCGCCATAGCATTCGCTAGTAGCAACATAACTATCTAATTCTTCATCAAAATAATTACACTGACAATCTGTATCTACTGTCGCAACCATTACATCTAAGTTTTGTTCCATTATTTTATCTTTCTTTTTGATAAGTCTATTTTACTACTAACCACTGACATCTTGCCATTCACCGCAACCCTCGCAAATTGCGTCTCCAATAAGGGTATTCCAAATTAGAGGTTCGTGAGAACAAAATAAACACTTATGGTATGTATATCCAAATAACTCCATGTCTTTTTCGGATAATTCTCCCCAATAAATTTTATGAGTTTTATTTATACAATCTAAGCATTCCATAATTATCCTTTTCTTTTGATAATACTATTTTACTTGATACCACTGACATTGACATAGTTAGCCTTTATGTATGCTACTATTTTGTTATGATACTCTGCTGTCATAGCCATAAGTTCATCGTCTAAAAATAGTTCATAGAACGCATCGCCATACCCTGCTGCATCAGCAAGATAAGCAAGGTGAGCATCTGAAGTTGGTGTATACATAGTTTTCCTTTTCTTTTCTTTATCTAATTATACCTGCAACCACTGACATTACTCAGCGGTAAGTTCAGCAAGGGATACATCTTTCGGTCCATCTTCGGTATAGATTACATACCAATCGCCATCACCGAACATTGACTCACGCAATACTCTCATCTCAATTAGTTTTTCTACTGATACATTCATGGGTTCTCCTTTTTCTTTCGTAAATCTATTATACACACTACCACTGACACGCCCCGAGCAAAATTGACCCCTTACAGGAAGTCAATTATGTCGCCATCAAATCTGGCAGTTTCCAATTCATCCATTAGTTCTAAGACATCAATTTCACCAGAGTGAAACTGCTCAAAGATTTCCTTGATGTATTGCTGGTCTTCGTTTTCCATTTATTACCCTTCTTTGTTTGATAAAATAATTATACTGCTAACCACTGACATTTAGTCATCAGTCATTAGTCTTGTAAGTGATTCTTCTACTAAGGCAACTAATTCTGCACCATCTACCTGTGCGTGAATACCTGGGGTATTGCGAGCATAAGCCCTGCCATACCATTGCCCATTATAGTTCTTCTCATTGAACGTTGGAGTTTCACCCATTGACATCAGGTGAACAATAAAGTTTTCTGCCTCATCATCTTCTTCAAGATAAATTAGGTTTCCGTTGATGTAGCCAAACCCTGTTGCGTAGTTCTTCGCCTCTGGGTATTCGGTTAGGTTTACTTCCATCCATCCGTGGGAGTCATCAGTAATAAAGTTGAATGTTGCCATTTTTGCCTTTCTTGTTGTTTATCTAATTATACAGTGAACCACTGACATTACAGGTAAGTGTCGTTGCAGTAGGTGCAGATTTGACTCTGCTCATTAGGGTATAGGGGTGCTGTCCATGGTAGTAAGTCTTCGGCATCCATGTCATCACTACCGCAAAAATTACAGGCGTTATCCATTTAGCACACTCTCCACAATGTAGTCTTCTAGTCCAAAATACTTTACTAAGTCAATGGCAGGTATTCCGTCTTCACCTGTCAAGTCTGGCAGGGTATTTAGGGCGATAGGCTGTTCAGGGTCTTCACCATTTACATAGTCCAATGCGAAGATTAGTTCTTCTGCCAATTCTGGTATGTCTAGTCTTAGTCCGTAGGTCTGGCGAATACCCTTGCCAATTAGTATTTGGGTAATCTGTTCTTCTAGCGGTAAGTCCGTTAGTTCTTGTAAATAAATAGTTGGTTTCTTAGCCATTAGTTATACTCCCTTATTGCTTTCTCAATGTTGGCTTTACGACTACCCTTGCGAGTGGCAGGGGTAGCGACAATGTGCTTGTTCAGCAACAGACTTCTAAATAGTTCTGCTGAGTGTGCGTTGCGAGTTGCCTGAGCAACCTTGCCTAGTGGTTTCTTTCTTTTCTTCATACTACGATTATACACGATACCACTGACATTGTGGGTATTTGGAAGGTGTTTCTTAATTATCTTAATCAACACGTTATCTAAAATGCCCCGAGAAAAATTTGCCACCCCAAAGGGTAGCAAACAAAACCTAAAAAGGTTTTAGTTTTTTTATTTCTGCTCTAAGTTCATCATTGTATCTACTCAAAGCACTTAGTGCTTGCTGTTGGTTCTCAACAATGTTTCTATACTGACTTAGCAAATAACTCTGCCAAAACAAATAAGCAACAAATAAAATACCAATGCTTACAAATACAATTTCCATTTAGTTCTCCCAACAAGCGTCAGCAAACTTACTAACAATAAATTTCTCATTGTCATCTTGGAACATAGAGATAAAATCGCTAACCAAGTTCTCAAAAATTACTTCACCCTCTAAGCCAAGAGAGAGCAAACCCTCTCTAGCACTTGCGAGAATAAAAGAAGTTGATACATAGTCTTTTCGTGTCATCATTATTTCTTATCCTTATCTGCGATAGTGATTAGTTTTGTGATTAGTTCAGTTCTTTCTTCTGCTGTTAGTTCCAAACCAATTTCGGTTAGGTAATTTGTTCCGTTGCCAGAATAATTTACGACCTGAATGTTTAGGACAGCCCAACCATCTTCCCCAAAAGTGAAGCCAGAGAAGTTGTATCTTTTTTTGTTTTCCATTTTTATTTTCCTTTTCGTTTCTTATTATTTATTATACAGGCAACCACTGACATTAGATGTCAGAAAAGTTTTCCTTTATAAAGTCGTATTCTTCTTTTGCCACTTCTAGGGGTAGCATACCCTTATAGTCATTACATTCTGAACAAATTACAGCCTCTGAAGAATAGAGGTTCTCACAGAATACACATACATAAACCATAGTTTTTACCTTTCTTGTTATACCTAAATTATACACCTAACCACTGACATTGGCAAGGGGCAATTTAGGGGATTATTTATTTCTGTCGTAAATCATTTTCGGGCGTGTCGTGCCCGAGCCGTTTTGGGCTGCGTTAGCAGTCCCTAAACAGTTCGCTTTCTACTGTTGCCCAATCATACTCTTGCTCAGTATCGTCCTCTGGTTCAATGAGGTGTTGGTCATCGTCATAGCCATTAGGCTCATAGTCATCGCTGTATAGTAGCATTAGTAACTCTCCTTTATGATTTGTGTGAATAGTTTATTGAATACCCTGCCAACTCTGCAAGGGTCGCAAACAATTAGTTCGCCCTCTAATAGTTCTGTAAGACAATCTGAACAATGTGTCATCAGTTCCCTTTCTTGATAAAATAATTATACAAACTACCACTGACATTAGCCCAGTGGAATAACTGTTTTGACAATACGCTTAGGGTATGTTGTGATACAAGCATCGCAAGATAAAAACACATTGTCGTTTTTTAGAAGCACAAGGTGAACAGGCACAGCAACTGAACACAAGAAGCACGGCTTAGTAGTCATTAGTTTTCCTTTCGTTGATAAGACTATTATACAGG